GATCGTACACCCCCTACTGGGGTGCGGTGAAAGCCGCCGTCGCCGTCGCGGCGATGGTGACGGTGATGGTGGTTTGCCCTCCGCTGTGGACGGCAGCAATGTCGCCGTTCAGGCTCGAGAGATCGAACACGATTGTGGAAGAGCCGTGCGAGGCGCGGCCCTTCATGGCGAAGCTCTGGCCCGCCACGTTGCCCGTCCACGTCACGACCATGGTGAACGTGCTGCCACTCTCAATGATGATGTCACGTTGGGGGGTGTCGCTTGGGTGTGCCATTATGGGTTGCACGCTCCGTCGATGGCCTGCGTGTTCACGATGAGGAACACGACATCGCCCTGGGTTGTGTAGTGCGGGAAAGCCGCGCAATACGAGTCGTTGGGGATCGCCACGGCGTTGAATCCGCCAGGCACGTTGCCAGCGGTGATGCCGTATGCGTAGGTCGGCCCGGCGTTGGACAGTTCCGACACAGACAGGCCGAAGTACTGCGGAAGGTTGACCGACTGCGTCGGCGCGTACGTCGGGCTTGCCGACACCACAGCCTCGCGCAGCGTGTAGAGGTAGCGCTTGTCGCTGCCCGTGATCAGCGTGCTGCCGATCACCTTCATCAACACCATGCCTTGACCCATCGAAGGGTACTGCGGCGACTTCGACGCCACCCGCTGGATGTCGAGTTGCTGTCGGCGGATGTCACCAAGGAAACTCATGGGATCCAGAATCCCTTCAAGGTGCGGTCACGCCATGCGGCATCGGTGCCCGTTGGCGTCGCGGGGAACATGATCGGAAGGAACGCAGCGGTCGGCAGGTCGAGGCGCTGCCACTTCACTTCGTCCGGCCCAAAGCTGCTGTTCTGCCGGGGCAGCCCCGCCTCCGCGATGGTCGGCACCTGCTCGAAGTGGTACCAGCGGTCCCACACGAGATCGAACGTCACTTCGTAGAACTCGTAGCCCCCGCCGACCTTCGCGGCACTGACGCCCTCGCACACCAGCGAGTACGCGGGGAATCCACCGACAGCGTCGGTGTTCCGCTTGCCCACGATGGTGTAGCGGTTGCCGTAGACGGCGTCCATGTCAACGGCGTCGGCATCCAGCGTGGTCTTCACCCGAATGGCGACCTGATTCACCTGATCGGGCTTGCCGACGAATCCGCCACCGATGGCGTTCCCACCGATGTCCGCGGTGATGTTGGCCGACGATGTGGGCGGCTGCGTGGTCCACGAGGTGCGGTACAGCGTGACGGAGCGGGAACGGCTGGCGTAATCCACGCTTGACGGCAGCACATACCGCTCGGTGGTTGCTGCCGGGTCGAGCATGTACATGGTCGAGTATTCAACCGCGGCGATGAGGATGCCGCGCGGGCCGCTGCGCCAACTGTGGCTACGGCATCGCAGGAACGCTTCCCACGTCGCTCCAGCTGGAGGGGTTCCGAAATAGAGCCCATTGATCTCCGGGAGATGACCGCCCTCCTGCACGATGGCGTCCCACTCCTGATCCGGCTTGATCGGAGTGTCATCGTTCTTCTTGATCGTGATTTCCTCCGTGATCGTGGAGGGCTGGCCAAGTTCACCGACTCGGGCCGCGTAGCCGGTCTTGTAGGACGTGTAGACGGTGCCGACTGTCATAGATACTCCTTGATCAGCTTGAGCGTGCCCAGAATCGGCACCAGCACGTCCACGGCGTTCATGCCGTTGGCCTGTCGGGCCTTCGCCATCTCGGTTTGCAGCCTAGCGGCTTCCGATTCCGACATGGTGCCCGTCAACTGCTCCTGCAGCGCGGCTTCCTTGAAGCTTCCGCCGCCAGCGAGGGTGCCAAGGAATGCCGCAATACCTTTATAGCCTTCCTTTATTACCAGCAATTCGCGGTCTAGGGCCGTTGTGGACATGCCCCCTTGAGCTGCGGAAAGGAAATTGCCCGCAAGCGTTGTCTGATCGCCCGTGGCCAGCACCTTTGCCTTCTGCTCAAGATTGGCGTACTGACGCAGGATCGCGCTGTTAGCTGCGTAGGTCTGCTGTCCTGTCTCGTTGAATTTCAGCAATGCATCGGATGCGCCTTGGCTGGACGATGCCATGAGCTGGAAATACTTGTTGGCCGCAACGTACGGAGCAGCAAGCCCAAGAGCAAGGGCTCCGCCAGCGGCCGCGCCCGCGCCCGCGCCGCCACCCAGCTGCGTGAAGCCGCCCAGCATCGACGCGCCTTGGCCAAGGCCCAGACCGCCTAGGGCAGGAGTGATAGCACCTCTGATCTTCGAGATGCGCTGCGCGCTGTCGGCTACGGTCTTCTCGACGCCTTTCATCGCCGGGGCGACTTGGCTGGTGTTGACCGTAATCGGGATCTTGAGTGGTGTAATCGCGGTCATGCGGCCCTCGCTGCGTCGCGCAGCCCTTCCTCAATGCCGCGCACCACGAGGTTCGGCGCGATGCGCTTACCGTGCTGCCAGCCCCGCCAGATGTAGTGGCGGGCGTACTGCGACTGGAACACGCCTTTGTATCCGCGCAGACCTTTCTTCCAGCCGCGCCCGCCGCCGCCGCGCAGCGTGCTCTTCGACACGGCGCGCTTGCGTTCTCGGGTCGCCTGCACGATCACCTTGCCATTGAGCGTGCGCTTGTACTTGATGATGCGCGGGCGGCCCGCGTCGATCTCGTTATTCCGCAGCACCTGCTGCACGCGCTCGGTGTTGCCGCTCTTTCCCTTGGGCCAAGCGTGCCAGCCGACTTCCATGAAGTGGGCCTTCCAGCCGACGTACGCGCTGTAGCGCCCGGGCCGCACGGCTTTCTGCCCCCTGCGGATTCGGTCGGTCTTCACGCCGACTCCAGCCCAGATGGCGCGCTTGTACACCTTCACCTTCATGGTGATTTGCCTCTTCGTGCGCTCGGCGCGCTTCCACGCAGCGGCCTTCGTCACGCGGCGGACCTGCTTACCCCATTCGCGGAGCGCGGTCTTGGCGACCTTGTCGCGGACCTTCTTGTCCACGGATTCGAGCTGGCGCGTGAGTTTGGCCAGCGATGACTTGTCCACCGTTGCCGTGATGTAGCCCGATCCCCTGCCCGTCGCCCTTCCGGGCGTTGATCCTGCGGCGGATGCCCTCCCAGTCCGGGATATCAAGTTCAACATTGATCACCGCCACAGAAAGGGATTCAAGATCGGTGCTCGAATGATTCAGGGCGCAACGCAGCACCGTGCGCTGGCCCTCCGTCAGTCCCGGCCTTCTCCGTACAGGGCCTCGATCTGCTGCCCGGCGCGCATGATCACGGACGCATCCGCAGCCAGCGCCGCTTCAAGCGTGTCGAACACGGGGTTTCCCGCTTCGTCCAGCAGATGCCGCCAGCAGAACCATGCGAGCATCTGCTGGGGGGTCTTCTCCGCGAACTGCAGCGCCTCAAGCAAGTCGAGCGCGCTTGGTCGGCGCAGCGCCACGGGCGCGCCCTCGACCACGCTGGGGACATTCTTGAGCTTGATGATGTCTCGGATGCTGCTCATGTGACCGTCATTCCCGTGGCCATCTGGACCGTGATGTTGGCGCGGATCAAATCGCCGTTCCGTGCCGTGATCTCATAGCCCGTCACAACGCACTTGCCTTCATAGATGCGCACGGTCGGCGTGGGCGGATACGACAGCCCGAAACGGATCTCCGTTTCCGCCGCCGTGATAACGTCGTTCTCGAACTTCGTGTGCGTGGTCACCGACACATCCCAGTAGCACTCGAACTGCACCGTGGTGCGCGACACGCCACGGAGGTACTGCGCGTCGTTGTCGTCCCACTCCGTCACTTCCTGCGCGCCGCGCTGGACGGAGATGGTCGCCGTGCCGACTTCCGCGACCGTGGTCCACGTGGACCCGATCTTCACGGATAGGGAAGCGACCTTGGCGTTTGCGGCCATTTAGACGTTCGCAATGGCGACGGGCTTGGAGGAAGAGCCGGACGCGCTGGTGAATTGGATGGCGACATTGGCGCGCACGAGGCTTCCTGCCTGTGCCGTCACCTCGTAGCCCGTGCAGAAACCGTTTCCGGTAAACGTCTCGCCAGTCTCCAGCGTGATCACAACAGCGACCGCAGCCGATGCATCGTTCAGCTGATCAACCATCGCCTTGTGTGGCGCGTTGTCGAGATCGTGGAAGATCTCAAGGCTTGCAGTAGCGCCACCGACTCCCGCAAGGAAACGCTGCGCGGCATCACCGATGCTGGTCAGTTCGAGCGCGGGGCGCTGCAGCGAAACGGTCGCGGTTCCACAGTCGGACACCACCGAGCCGTTGAAAGAGAAGCTGGAAAGAGCGGAATTGATCGCCATGGCGACTCCTAGTAGTAGATCGAGAAATAGCAGACCAACTGCGCGGGCTCGGCCTCGTCGCCGTCAGCCACGCTGGGCGGCTCGACTTGCCGCCCGGAGAAATCCACGGCCTTGAACGGAATGCTGTCGAACGTGCCAAGCCGCACAGCGCCAACGATGTCATCCTCGAACGCCAGCGCCGCCGTCGTGGTCTCCGCGATGACGCGCAGCTCCACGTTCGCCATCTGGAGCGGGTTCGCGCCGATGGCGATGTACTCCGTGCGCTCGACCTCGAATGTGATGGCCGGTAGCGCGGTTTCCTGCAGACGGAAGCCGTGGGTGATGCGCGCATCCGGCAGCGCGGAGATGTCGCCGCCCGTGGCGCTGGTGAGCATGGCGCGGACCGCGCTTTCTATGCTCGGCATCACGTCACCTCCGTGCAGTCGATGACGGCCACTCGGCCAGCCTCGTCGAGATCGCGGATGCCGTTGATCTTGAGCGTGCGCCCGCGCACCTGCAGCCGATCAAGTTCCGTGAGGCTGACGCGGGCGATGTTCGGCCAGCGCGTGCGGATCTCGACATTCTTGACGATGGCCACGCCATCCGCGTACTGCTGCTCGGTGGCCGCGTCTGTGCGCATGTCGCAGCGGAACGTGCCCGATGGGTCGAAGGTGCCGGACCGCATGCCAAGTGCATCGGTCGCGCCGTTCGGCGTCAACCGCGTAGCCACGTGCATGAGTCGGCCACCGCTGATCATTCAGCGAATCCTCGAATTGGTGGACCAGTGGTCGAGGATGAATTCAACGGACAGCGGGACCGTCGCCAGGGCGATGGGCTGGATCGCCTCGGGGTTGTTGTAGTACGCGCCGACGAGCGATATGACGCAGTGCACCAGCGGATCGGGAATGCTGCTGTATCCCGCCGTGTAGGTCACGGTGATCGCGGTGCCCTCGTAGATCCCCGGCGATTCGAGGAAACGGATGACGGGCATCGGGCCGTCCGTCTGGTCGAGCCAGTAGTCACCGCTCGGCATCGTGGTCTGCACGTTCGAGCTGTTCTGGTACCTCACGTGCGTGATGCCGTTGAACGGGAACGCTGGAATGAGCGTGGTCTTCCACTCCGCCAGGTACAGCGACTCGGTGCCCGGCTGCAGCTTCAACTGCGTGCGCCGCTCCACGACCGATTGCGCGACTTCACGAAGGCGGATGAGGTCCGCATCGTCATCGTCATAGTCGATCTTGAGTGCCGACTTGATGGTGGAGAGTGGTACTGACATGGGAAAAGCCCCGCACCCCCTTTCGGGGGCGGGGACCAAGGAGATGGGAAATCAGCCGCGGATGTACGCGAACGCTTCCGGCAGCATGATGTGGCTGTCCGTGCGCGAGTACAGGATGAGGTTCGTCTGGTGCGTGGCCGCGTTCGAGTACGGGTCGAGCATCGACGTGATGCCGGTGCGGTCGAAGATCTCGAAGTAGCTGAAGTCGCCCACGACGGCGTAGACGGCGTCGGCTGCCGTCGTGGTCGGCATGTACTGGCCGACGCTGTACGGGATTCCCGCGATGGTCGCGGGCATGCCACCAACGAGCGCGTTGACGGTCGAGGTGCCCGGAGTCCAGATGTACTCAAGCTGGCCGGAGTTGGTAACGGTGTTCTTCACCTTGCGGACAGTGCGGAGGAACGCATCGGAGATCAGCCAGCGGTAGCGCGGGCTATTGCGGTAGACGGGCTTCGGGGTGTAGGCCGCGTCGATCAGGTTGTCAGCGGTGACGGTCGTGAGGGCCACGCCCGCGCCAAGATCGACGCCCTGCGCGATGCCCGCGGTCGCCGCGGTGATGCCC